TTCTTTCTAGAAAGACCCTAGATGTTCTCAAAAACTTCAGCACTATCAATTCCTCTATTGTCTTCCGTAAAGGATCCACGGTTAGAACTATCTCTAATGCAGAGAACATCCTCGCAAAGTTTACTGGTGAGGAAGTCTTTCCAGTTGACTTCGCTATCTATGATCTTAGTCAGTTCCTTTCTGGGATCTCTTTGTTTAGCGATCCTCAGCTTGAGTTTGACAATGAAAATTTTGTCAGCATCCGTGGCGGTCGTCAGTCTGCTCGCTATTTCTTTTCTGATCCAGAGATTACGCTCAAGTCTGCTCCAGAAAAAAATGTAAAGTTTCCTGGTTCTGATCTCCAGTTCAATTTGACTGGTGAAGATTTGATTGCCTTGCAAAAAGCATCTGCTGTCTATAGTCTGCCTGATCTTACCTTCCAATCAATCGAAGGTCATGATGAGATTAAACTTATCCTCAGGGACAAAGAGAATGATACCAGTAATACTTACGATATCACCGTGGCAGGTTCTACTACTGGCACCTATACTCTTGATCTTAAGATTGAGAACATTCGTCTTCTCCCTGGTGATTACACTGTCAAAGTCTCTCAACACCTCATTTCTGAGTGGACTAACTTGAACACTGACCTGACATACTACATCGCCCTTGAACCTCAATGAGTAAAGAGTTTTTGTGGGTGGAGAAATACCGCCCAAACATTGTCGAAGATTGCATTCTTCCTGCTAGCACCAAACAAGTGTTTCAGGGTTTTGTCGATCAAGGAGAACTCCCTAACCTGATGCTGACAGGCACAGCAGGCGTCGGTAAGACTACTGTTGCTAAGGCATTGTGTGAGGAGATTGGTGCTTCTTACATCGTCATCAACGGGTCTGACGAGGGACGTTTCCTAGACACTATCAGGAACCGTGTCCGTCAGTTTGCTACGACGGTCTCTCTCACGTCTGGGGCATCCCACAAGGTGGTCATCATCGACGAGGCAGACAACACGACCAATGACGTGCAACTGTCTCTGAGGACTGCTGTGGAGGAGTTTCATAACAACTGCCGTTTCATCTTCACCTGTAACTTCATCAATAAAATTATTGAACCGTTGCATTCACGTTGTACTGTAGTTGATTTTAGAATCAAACCTGAGCAGTCTACTCAACTCCAGGGAGAATTCTTTACTCGTCTCAAGACTATTCTGACAAATGAGAATGTTGAGTATGAAGATAAAGTTCTCGCGAAACTTGTTAAGAGGTATTATCCTGACTGGCGTCGTCTTATTAACGAGTGCCAGCGTTATGCTGCCACAGGGAGTATTACTTCTGCTATCTTGGTTGATGTTGCAGATGTTAATCTGGATTCTCTACTTACATCTCTGAAGAAGAAAGACTTTACTACAGTCAAGAACTGGGTAGTTCAGCATCTGGATAACGATCCTAGTATGGTGATGCGTAAGATCTATGACAGTTTGTATGGTGTGTTGAAACCTGCTTCTATTCCTGAAGCTGTTCTTATCATTGCCAAGTATATGAAAGACATTACTATTGTTCCCGATCAAGAGATCAACCTCTTGGCATGTCTAACAGAGATCATGATGAGTTGTGAGTTTCGATGACTTGGAAAGATTATGTAAATCTAGATAAAATTCGTAAAGATCAATTAATCTTCGATCAGCAAAAAGACGAAATGATCAAAGCAAGGTTAAAACTTGCTTTGAAAAAAGAACAAAGAGAAACTGAGCATCAACAGTTATTGGAAGAAATTGCTAAAAAAGCAAAAGTAAAGGAAGAAAAATTAAATAAAAGGAAACGTCAAGAAGAGTTTCGTGGTGAATACATGGACTATAATTGTCCATCATGTGATGGAAAATTAAAAATAGTTTATACTAAATGGTCTGCCGCTCATTTTGCTAAATCAATTTGTGAAAGTTGTGATAGATTTGATAGGTGGTTGCCCAAACCAAAACCAGACAACGAATTTGTATGACACTGCTCAAATTTATTGAGAAAGAACCTAAAATTATTATGATGGAGGAAATGTATGAGCGACTTGAAAAAGAACCAGAGAGACAGTGGGAGTACATCAAAAGTAAAAACTACACCCGAGAATGTTCAGGAAGCAAATGAAGCATTGTTTCATGCTACAATGAACCTACCCCATGCTGCTGCTCATTGTGGAATGACAGAGCGTGAAATGAAAATGATCTTTCGTGAATACCTTAAATATCATGCCCCAGACAATGAAGTCATTGAAGACACCCCTCAGGTATCCAGGGGGGAAGAGTCGTGCCCTGAGTAAACTCTTTCAGTACATTCCTAACCTGAAAGATTACACTGAGTATCGTGAACCATTTATTGGTGGTGGTTCTGTGGCACTGGAAATTGGTAAACGATATCCACACCTAGATATCTGGGTGAATGATTTGTATGGACCACTCTATAACTTCTGGCGAGTGCTTCAGGATCAAGGGCAAGAACTTTCTGATCTGTTGAGGGATTCTAAGAACGCCCATCCAGAACCAGCATCCGCAAAAACTTTATTTCTAGACGCTAAGGAGAGACTAAACGATGATTCAACATCCGACTTATTTGCTGCTGTTTGTTTTTATATTGTTAATAAGTGCTCTTTCTCTGGTCTCACTGAGTCCAGCTCATTCTCCAAGCAAGCGTCAGTTAGCAACTTCTCGATGCGAGGCATTGATAAACTCCCTGAATATTCAAGAATGATTTCTAAGTGGAAGATTACTAATCTATCCTATGAAGATCTATTCAGCGACAGCAAGTCAACCTTTGTTTATCTAGATCCTCCCTATGAGATCGGATCAAATCTTTATGGTAAGCGAGGCAATATGCATAAAGGATTCGACCACGATCTGTTTGCTAGTGATTGTGATCGCTTTATTTCACATCAACTTGTGTCATACAACTCATCGCAACTGATCAGAGATCGTTTCAAGCAGGGGTGGACAGCTGCTGAATTTGCACACACTTACACCATGAGGAGTGTGGGGAGTTATAATACAGATCAAGCGTCTCGCAAGGAACTCGTCCTTACCAACTATGAAATGTGAAGTCACTCTCTACTTATCAGGCACTGTGTTTAAAGAACAGGTAGTTGCTCGTAATTATGAAGAAGCGAGACAAACTGCTATCGCTAGAAATCCTACTGCTAAGGTGGTTGGTGTAACTGCTGTATTTAAATGAATATTTTTGTCACGGATGAATCACCTTGGAGATCTGCTGCTGTCTTACCAGACAAGCATATCGTCAAGATGCCTTTAGAGACTTGTCAGATGCTTTCTATTGTTTGCTCTGACAAATGGGGTCATGGTTATGGCACAATACCTAAAGCAGATGGTAATCCCTATGCTACAGAGAAGGGAGCATTCCGTAATCACCCATGTACTGTCTGGGCAAACGAAACTATAGCAAACACTAGATGGTTGCTATCTCATGGTTTTGCTTTGTGTCAAGAGTATACTGCCAGGTATGATAAAGTTCATACATGTTTTACTACACTTCTTGCTGCTGACAGAATCATCCCTGATGAGAGTTGGTTTGAATTTACTCCTTTTGTTCGTGCAATGCCAGAGGAGTTTAAGTTTGACGATAGTATCACCACCATAGAAGCATACAAGATGTACATCGCTTCCAAACCTTGGGTATCTAATAACTACCTACGATTGCCACACCGCAAACCTGACTGGATTTAATAATGTATCAACTGAAAGATTATTTGTACTCAATCAATCAATCCAAGAAAAGTATCCTAAATGATGACATTGATGCTGAGCGAGGGTATCCTCCTTATATTGTTAACCGGTGCTTGTCTTCTTTCACTGATACTATCTTATACGTAAATGAGATGAATAAAAATTCTCATCTCGATAAGAAGATGCAATATGACTTTTTACTAAATAGTGTGAAACCGAGGAAGCGTTTCTCTCCTTGGGCACGAAAAGATTCTATTGATTATCTTGAAGTAGTTAAAGAGTATTATGGTTATAATGACGATAAAGCACTCCAGGCTCTCCGGATTCTCACCAAGGATCAGTTAGATCATATTACCAAGGTATTGAATAAAGGTGGAAGAACATGAATGATGAAACTATAATCCAGTGGAAACAAACTGATATGGTGGAAGTGGTTCTCGGTGAACCAGATGACTTTCTCAAGGTTAGAGAAACTCTAACACGTATTGGTGTTGCTTCACGTAAAGAAAAAAAGATCTATCAGTCTTGTCATATTTTACACAAGCAAGGTAAGTATTATATCGTTCACTTCAAAGAGTTGTTTGCTCTTGATGGTAAAAATACTAACCTGTCTTTGAACGATGTGCAACGTCGTAATCGTATCATTCAATTGCTTAGTGATTGGGGATTAATTTCTGTTGTTAACATTGAAACAATTACTGATCTTGCTCCTTTGAATCAAATTAAAGTCCTGTCTTTCAGAGAGAAAGGTGAGTGGACACTTGAGTCAAAGTATAATATCGGTCGTAAAAAAACTACGGTAGAGTAAACCGCAATCTTTAATAAGGAAAACCGTTATTAAAGTTTAAACGGTTATCGTTAAATAATACTGTGAGAGGTTCGGGGTGGAGACACCCCCCTTTTACGCCAAGATGCCTTCGGGGTCTTAAAATTAACGTCGCTTATTAAAGGACATGGTAAATATCAACTGGGAAACTTATACTCCCTATTCAATCGGATTTGATGAAACATTCAGTAGACTGGAATCTATCGCGGGAGGTGGATCAAATTACCCACCTTACAATGTGGTGGACGGACATGATGGCAGAACCTTGCTGGAAGTCGCTCTTGCAGGATTTTCAGGAGGAGATATCGAAGTTACAACAGAACGAAATGTTCTAACAGTATCTGCTAATAAAGCACCACCAGATAAAGAACGTAAATATTCTCATAAGGGAATCTCATATAGAACCTTTGCTC